TAACTGTATTACCAGACCCAGATACTTCCATCTTGGGCCAGACAGCCTTTATACGTTTTACCGTAGAATGATCTGGTTGTTGTTGAGCGGTCATGGTTATACCAGTCCTCTCTATAAACGAGGTCATATCGGTAGTATCTTCACGGTTGCCAGAGGCATTCCTATATAGTTTCGTATCTGTGGGGGATGCCATGACTAGCACATTCTCAGACTGTGACCATGTTGTAGTCCAAGTGCCTAACGCACTACTCCAAGTTGGAACCACCGCCGCCCATGTTGTAAATGAGTTCGGATCATTTTCCGTGCCGTAACCGATATGCGCTAGATTGGGTAAATCTCTAATAGTAAACGCTTTGTTAGTCCAGTTCCAAACAATAGCCTTATTGCATTGGGCGGTGGCGCTCTCTGGTGTTGGAAAGCAAGCCCACATCTCTGTGTTGCCGTAGTCTGCAACTACAAAAGAACGATTAAAATTAGAACCATCTATATTATCAAAGAGGTAGTCTTTTATTTTATGTGGGAGTATTGACTGTATCCGTTGACCATCATTTATATAAACATCCCCATTACCAAGTATGAAGTGACCACCATCAAACTCAGCCACGCAGTTTTTAGCCAGAGCGCCAACAGATGGGGATAACTGCTTAAACGAAAATATAAACGGGGTTCCTACATAACTCATTATGTATACAGAATCCTCTTTATAAATCATAAACGAATCGCCAAGAGGTAGGCCGTCTAAAATTTTTCCTTTTGTGTCCTCTAAGGAGTATTCGCCAGCATCAGTCACGGCCGAAGTTTCATCCCATGAACTGGGAACAGTCTGTATCCCAGCCTCTGTAGACCACTTGACAACTCTGGTAAAAGGAGTGTCGGGGGTGGTGGATGAATCGTTTATGTTAAGGGCGATCAGGAAGGATTTAAACGCTCTTAACGAAGTGCATTCCTTATCCGCAGGCCAGTTAGTCAAATCCGCCATCAAGGTTGAGGTAGACGGCACACCGTTGGTTAAGGCCCAAAACTGCGGGTCATCAAAACCGTTAGCCATAATAAGAACTCCACCCAACACGGTAGATGACCAACCCTCGGCGGCTGTCGCATTGTACACCCCAGAGGAACGAGTGATGTCACTCCAAGTTGTTCCGTTATGAACATGGATAGCGGCAAGGCCAGCAATAATCCAATAAGAATTGGCTCCAGATTTTAATTGGATTATATGGTATGGCGCGACTGGGCAGGTAGCCATAACCTCCGCATACCCCGGAGTCTTTACAATAGCACCGTGTTCAGACCTGATATTATTACCATCTGACCAAACATTGGGGGGCAACTGCCAAGCATTAATATCCTTGACAATCCCAACCTCCCCAACATTGTCTACAGCAATTAAAGCCATTAAATGTACCTAACGTGATATTTATCTACTTCTGCATCAGGAGCGGTAGGCCAGCCCCAGTTGGTTTTATCTACAGTCCTGTCAACCGTTTCAGTTTCCGGGCCGATTGTTTCCACACCTTCATCATCATAGGTAGACAAGTATCGTTCCTCCTGTATCGGATGGTTCTGGAAGTTCCGCACTGCATCGACTGATGCGAATGCCTCTACACCAGACTCAAGGGAATTACCGTGAGCGCGAACCTCATTGCGGTAAGTTTTCCACTCTTCAGACATTACCGTACCACCATCGGCTTCGCGGATCACGCGCCAGTCGGACGGTGAGAGTAGTGAGCCGACATGAGACTTAATCTTTCCTATCAACTGCTCTTTCAACTGCTCTACATCTTTCTCAGTGGAGTCGTAAGAGATCACCCATTCGCCATCAGTGAAAGAGTAGGACTCTCTGCCAGTGTTGTAGTACCGTGAGTCAGGCACTTCCACCCTTGCTGGTGCAATGCCTATTGCCAGTAGTTCTGGCTTAGTCCATTTACGGAAGATGCTTGCAGGGTGTTGTAGGCCATTCACGGTTATGCCGCGAGGCGTTTTAATTGTTCCAAATGTTTCTGAGTACCACATAATTACCTCGCGTTAGATGTTTTGAATGGTGATTCTGCTATGGCGTAAAATATATAATCTGCTGCTGCATCGCCCCACATACCATTGTTATTTATCAACTTTATACCGTTAGACACAAAATCAACACCGCTGCTATGGGAATATACCGCATCACTAGCATTCGGCCTTAAAATTAAATCTGCTAAGTTATATGTATTTCGTTTGTTATCAATAATAGCCCAAGGATTTGTGGCGCTAGTCTCTTTAAACAAAACAAAGGCTGGCCTAAATCCACAGTAGAGAAAATTCATATCTCCATCAGACCCGGCCGCGGTGTAGCCAGATACCTTGCTGTAGCCGGGGATAGAATGGAAACAGTAGGCTATGTAATCTTCGGTATTCGTATTTACCTCTACACCATCTCCTATAGTAAATACTGAAGCACTTGGAGTTGTATCATTCCATCTGTCAACGTTGTCTGCTGTGGAACCGCTATCATTTAACACAAGATAATCTGTTTCTGGTGCAGCCGTATTTGACGCACAGTAGACTTGCCAAGCATCGTCCTCATCTCTGTTCTTTACAATAATTAACTCAGGCGCGGAACTTAACCCATGCCCAATCGTAGCCGCCGATCCAGTTCCAGTGTAGGATGCTATAGAAAATCCAGCAGTAGTATTCGCACTGACAGATGACGTTATAGACCCATCAGTATTGGATACAGCAGCGCCTCCTGCTTTCCAGTTCCATGAGGCATAGGTTTCGCCGGTTTCATTTACATTGTAATTATTACTGGAACCGCCATACACAAGAGTAAAACCGTCAGTTGTCACTGCACCTACACCGCCATCGCCATAATCTGAGGTGGGGTCCGCTTCTGCGGAATCAACATTAGAATTGAGATTAGCATTACTACCACGCACAGAGTCGGATAAAAAATGGTACTTTGTTTGAGAACGAGATTTCACCCATGACAAATCTGGATCGAAACCAACCCCAGTAATTGTTCTATTGTCAGCATCATCACCAGTATAAAGAACCGTATTAAAGTGATCTGTAGGTAAAGCAATCTCAGGTGACGGCAAATTTGAGGTGCATAAGGCCAAAAAATCGGTAGGTGGTTCGTAATAGAAGTCACCTATGCTGTTACTGTCTTGGTTGCCTTGTGCTGTTTCGTTTCCAGCGAATGAACTGTCTTGGCCGAAATTCATTACTAGGGTGGAAGTGGTATTGTATGCTTCAAAAAAGAATGTCCAACCACCATCAGGCATAGCCGTCAAAAGATCAGTAAATGCGGCTCCTGTTTTAGATGCTCCACTTGTAGGATCACCACTATTCTGCCAAGTATTATTCTTTGAAAAATAAATAGCGCCATTATCCATATCAATGGCTACACCAATAATATCTCCTTGAGTGTAAGAATTACCATAAGAACTGGCAACGTTTCCTGTTGATCCTTTATTACCATCGGATTTGTAATTCTCATTAATAATTGCAGTGTTAGTGTTTTCATGTATGTAAGTCATTTCTGGAACTGACATTACAACACCTATTGCACACCCTGCACTAGCAAAAGCCGCCACATCCGTTTCGACATACCACTTGCCACTTTGTATACCGCCGATGGTTGCTATAGTGGGATGGCCCGTACCGTCTAATGGCGTTAACTCCAGATTTCCCTCACTTAAATAGTTTGAGTATCCCGTCCTTTCCCACAATGGATTACACGTAGCAAAGTTATTAGTCGGACTATCAACCATCTGATCTGTAGCAACCAGATTGGTTACAGAGAAATCGTTTTCATTCCCAGAACTGTCTGCGCCTAGTCCACCATCCCAGTCTGAGTGGATCAGGAGCATTGTGTTTGAATCTGCGGTGAATTCTGTGGTGGATGGAGTAAAGGTTGTGGTGTACCTCGCGGAGTCGGAGAGCCTTATCTCGTCTAGGTAGGCATTTAAAGGACTTGAATAAGTAGTTTCTAGATGTATACCTATTAACAATAAACTGGTTGAGGCATACATCGAAAGAGTGTTTGTTGTACTCGCGTCTGATGTTCCATTGATATAAGTATCAAAATCGTTGCCATTACGAACAACAGCAATGTGAACCCATGCACCAATGCTAACCGCTGATGCGGTGGTGATATTTACGGGCCAATTACTGCCGTCATCCGATACATAAACTGCAATCTTGTCATTTGCATCTTTCTGCACATAAAGATTTCTATTGGCAGATGTTTGATCCCTCATCCAAATAGTTTCAGCATTACCCGAAACATTAAAATACGCCCAAAACTCCAGAGTAAAATCGCCTGTGCCAAAATTAAAATCAGATGAACTAGGAACAGTTAAGTAATCCCCAGTACCATCAAACTTAATGGATGAGTCACCAACCTTCTGCTCCGCTCTTGTGTTGGTTACATCACCGTTAGCGGTTATGGTGTGATCAGAAGGATTTGTTAAAGGAGGCCAAACTTGAACAGAACCATCACCACCAGCACCACCTTTTTGAGCAGTTGATCCTGACCCACTAGACGCGCCAGCCGCTTCAACTGTACCACTATTTGTAATATCTCCACCGGAAAGCAAAAGCAGATTACCGCCTCCGGAGCCGCCACCAGCCGCTAAACCATCCGTGCCGCCGTCAACACCATTCGCAACAGCACTCCCAGCAGCACCAATTGTTACATCACCTTTTACGATAATAATGAGAAGACCGCCTGTTCCATCTCCTCCCGCAGAGGCAGATGCACCAGCCCCGCCGGGGTTGCCAGCGCCACCGTTTGCCGAAGTCGGGCCTCCTCCGTTTTTATTGCCAGAACCACCAGCACCACCATTAGCAACCGCACTTCCAGCCGTTACACCGTTGTCATCTTGGTTTGAGCAAGAGCCGCCACCACCACCGCCGCCAGAAAAACAAGTACCCGCCACGCCAGCGCCTGAAACATTTGTTGTATAGGCAAGTATTCGTCTAACTGAACCACCACCGCCACCACCAGATTGCCCTGTTGTTCCATCAGAGGCGTCAGTACCCGGAGTGTTCGTGCTGGTGTTCGTGCCACCATACGACTGCCCAGCACCGCCTGAAGCACCCGCCCTTTCAATAGTAAATATCGTTCCAGAGCCAGAAGATGCACCATTGGCAACAGCGGCTACAGCAGCATCCCCGCACCCAGCAAATGTTGCCGCCGCAAGAGTCTCCCCACCGTTGGTCAGCATAGGCAACTGTATACCATTGGCATTAACCACAGCACTATCCGAACCACCACTAGCAGTTGGGTCTGCTAACGCACCCCTTGCTGTCATACTTATAGTGCCGTTTAAGGTTAAATCACCATTAACGTACATTAACAAACCACGACAAGGCTGATCCGTAGTAACAGTTACACCAGAATCTACAGTAAGATTTCCATACTCAGCAACGTACATATCACCATCATACGAACCATTTTTGTTCGCTACCGTGTATGTAGTATTCGTAGATAATGTAGTGCTACCGCTACCACTACCGAAATAGTTAGATGCAGATAATGTTCTAGTCCAATCTTCAGAAGTATCCTCAAAACTAGCCGCTAGTTCCGTGGATGAGTATTTCTGGTAGAACCCGTTAGTGCCGAATGTCAGATCATCTTTTGCGTCTATGGGTTTCCATTGCCCAGTTGCGGTATCTGTTTCACC